ATATAATTATGTGTGATATATTGGCAGGAAGGGCTGGCAAGGTCTGCAAAGATAAACTAGGAGGTAATAGTTCCTTGTATATCTTTAACTTTGTAGAAGATCCCTTTACGATTGTGGCTGGGGAGGCTACCGCGATTAACGCTTCCTTAACAACTGTGTTTGCATTTGGACTTGAAGGTGACGGTAACACGTTGGTACAAGACAAAACAAGCGACAGAAATACGGGAACTAGTGTAAATACTACCACTTTAGCAGCGGTATTGAAAGCATTAGACGCCCCAACGAATGTAACGTTAAATTTATTGTCTGCTGGTTATCCTCAAGCTGTTGTAAAAGACAGAAATGGAAACTACCATGCAATAGGTTTAGACGATGGAATTGATTTTGCAATTAACTCACAAACGGGAGGGGCTAAAACTGATTTGAACGGTTACACTATCACAGGTGTATCTACGACTAAAGACTTAGCACCTATTTTAGACGCTGCAACAGTTACGGCTTTCTTAGCGTTAGTGTAAACTATATTTTTTATTGAAGACCTAGAGGCGTAATTATAACAGATTACGCCTTTATTCGTTATATTAATATGATAGTAGTAGATTCAGATATCACATTCCACACAACAAAATTAGTGCCTCGTTTTGCACCTACTTTGGGGATTACACTAGAGCTGTATAATGAGACGACGCGCAAAGTTAATACTATATTATTTTTGTCAAATAGTTACGCAATCATAGACGGCATATTAACTATGGTTTATTCGTTTACTTTTGAAAAGGATAGTAAGTACCAAGTTAAAGTAACAGAGGGCGCAAACGTAGTCTTTCGTGGTAAACTTATAGCGATTGACCAAAGTACACAACAATACGACCCTACTGACGGGTTATATACTTATAGCACAATATGAGCAGCGAAATAAAACTAATAACCCTAAATAATTACGTGCGTCCTGTATTAAGGGAGGACACTATGCGTAAGTGGGTTATGAATGGCAATAGAAATGAATTTTACCAAACGATAATTGACAGATATAACGGCTCACCAACAAACGCAGCGGTTATCAATTCTTACGTTGATCTTATTTATGGACGCGGTTTGTATGCTAAAAACCAAGTTCGCAATGTTGCGGACTGGGTTAAATTAAAGACCGTTTTAAAGCCTAAAGAATTAAGAAAGATAATTTCTGATTTTGAGTTATTCGGGGAATTTAGTTTCCAGATTACAGAAACCAGAGGGAAGGAACTTTCTAGTATTACGCACATTCCGAAACAACGTGTAATTCCTTCTATTGAAAACGAGGACGAAGAGATAGAGACGTATTGGTATTCTAAAGATTGGGCAAAGTACACGTTAGCCAAAAACAAACCAGAAGAGTTTGAAGCGTTTAACGGTAAGAAGCAAGCACAAAGTATCTACGTAGGGAAACCTTACAAAGCGGGGAAAAATTACTTTTCTGATCCAGATTATTTGGCGGGTATGCCTTACATGGAAATGGAAGAAGAAATCGCAAACCTTTATATCAATTCTATTAAGAGCGGTCTAACGGCTGGGTATATTATCAACGTGCCAAATGGTAAAGCGTGGGATACTGAGACAAAGGATAAATTCGAGAAAGCAATTAAAGATAAATTAACAGGAAGCCAAAACGCTTCTAAGTTTGTGTTATCTTTTAACGGTGACGAAAAAGCAACAACGGTAGAGGCTATTCCTATAAATGCAGCGGTGCATAAGCAATGGGAATATTTAACACAAGAAGCGAGACAACAAATACTTACAGCTCACCGTGTAACGTCGCCTATGTTATTTGGTATAAAAGATAATACAGGTTTTGGGAATAACGCTGACGAATTAGATACAGCAGAAGCGCAACTTATGAAGCGCGTAGTAGCACCAAAGCAAAACTTTATTTTAGACGCAATAGAGGAAGTTTTAGACGTTTATGGTATAAACTTATCACTTGAATTTTTACCGCTCACAGAGGTGGTAGAGGTTGCCGAGGTTGACAATGTAGAGCTATCTAGTCAAGAACTCAAACCAACTGAAGACTTAGCTAACGAATTAATACAATTAGGTGAAGATTTAAGCGCGGATAGTTGGACGTTGTTAAGCACTTCAGATGTAGACTATGAAACCGATGACGATATTTTTGGTTTGTTAGAGTTTGCTAGTACAGGAACGGCAAGACCAAACGCAAAAAGTAGTCAAGATAGCGAAGATATTGCAATACGTTACCGTTATGCAGGGAATCCGCTACCAGAACGCACGTTTTGTAGGCTTATGATGGCAGCTAATAAGCTATATCGTAAAGAAGATATCCTACAAATGGAAAAATCTAGTACAAACCCCGGGTTTGGAATGGGTACGGGCGGTCAAAAACCTTATTCTATTTGGTTATGGAAGGGAGGCGGTAAAATGTCTACGGCTTTTCCGAATGGAACGTGCAAACACAAATGGCAAAGAGAGATATACCTTAAAAAAGGTGGTAGTGTAGACGCAAATAGCCCATTGGCTAAGACAATTAGCACTTCAGAAGCACGAAGAAAGGGCTATAAAGTACCTGTAAACGATAGCGATGTCTCAATAACGCCAAATAATAATAAATAATATGGCATTTTTATTCATAACACCTAAAGAAATAAGCACCACCACGGTATTAGGTGGCAATGTAGACATAGACAAGTACCAATTTATCATAGAATCGGTTCAAATATCGGTAATTGAGCCACTTTTAGGTACTGAATTATACGATAAAGTACGTACGGAAGCGGAAGCCGCAACGATTACGGGCGATTATTTGACATTATACACCGAATTTGTGAAGCCTATAACGAAAAACGAGGCTTTAGCGGAGTATATCGAAGTAGCTACTTTAATGGTAACAAATGCGGGGATATTTAAGAACGCCCCAGAGAATACCGAAAGCCCGACCACTTCAGAGGTGCAAGTATTAGCCGATAAATATCACGGATTAGGGCAGTTATACGCGCAAAGATTCGATAAATGGATGTCAAAAAGGAACATTCCAGAGTATAAAGCGTATCAAGACGAGGTAAACGCGCAAGCAATTAAAACTCAGACGGGATGGTATCTATAATAAATGGGTATAATAGGGAATGCAAAAATAGCTTGGGTGGTGTAAAAACTATTTGGATATTCCCTTGGGCTAAGTATTCCAGAAAGTTAATACAAAGACAAGGTATTAACTTGGTTTCTTTTCCTAGTAATTCGATATACAAATTTGATGGTCTTTTTGATTCGTCATTTTTAGAAAGTGACAGTTTCGATGCTAACGGTCAAAAGTTCGACCAGACTTTAAGTATAAACTTTTCTAAGATAGGCAATACTTATGATTTTAGGGTTTTGAGGGATGGTCTTTTGCGCGCGATAGTAGAAGACAATAACAACAAATTGTGGTTGTTAGGTCAGGACAACGGTATACGGGCAACGCAATACACTAAACAAACAGGAAGCGACAAGAGCCAATTAAACGGCTACAATCTAACCTTTGAAGGGTCGGAACGAAGGGAAGCACCTTTATTATCTAGTTTGGATATTGTAACAGGAACAGGAGCGAAATTTGATAGCACGATTATAACGTGGGATAGTACATTAATAACATTTGATTCATTATAGAAATGGCAAAACAAACTTTAGGACTAGGCACAAGTGCAAACGATGGCACAGGCGATCCACTAAGAACAGGAGGCACAAAGCTAAACGAAAACTTTACAGAGTTATACGATAGAACGGACGGCAATAGTCCACACCAAGTTATTCCCGCTAACGTTATTTGGACGAACTTGTCAGCAACGGTACAAGAGCAAGACTTAATTTGGGCGGCAGTTAATGCGGATCTAACGACAATAGTAAAACACAATCACGATCTAATATTTAGGACGGTTCGCAAGGTTTACGGACAAGTTGGAAGTATTAAAACTTACGATGTATATGAAACCTATTGGAGGTTAAGAGACAAGCTAACCGTAATAGGTGGTAGTAATGTTTCACTAGGAAG